TTTATTTTGTAATATTGGTGTAGATGATAATTTATGTGATCAATTATTAGAATCGAAAATTTTTCATTTTATAATGAAAAATTATAATTATATTTTTAGTATTGAACATGATCATAATGAATTTCCACTAATTCGAAATAGTTTATCATTAATAAATAATTTAATAAATAATAAAAATTTCATTAATTTATTTCTTAAATATGAATTAATTGATACTTTAACAATGATCGAAAAAAAATCAGATAATGAACATACAATTGATCTTGTTTTATTACCAAATATCAAAGGTGGAATACTCTTTCCTTTGGATATTGATAATTTTTATGATACAACTAATATTCATTTAGCTCATAAATTTGATAAAATTTTAATATTATTAGATTTTATCGTTAATAAAAAACAGGATATTAATATTGTTGATAAATTAGGAAATACTATATTACATGATGCTTTATTAAATGAACAACATACAAAAGCAGCATTATATGTTTTATGTAATGCTAATATTAATCAATTGAATAATGAAGATATTAATCCAATTACAATGAATAAAAAACTTATAAATAAAATATTAAAAAAAAAAAAAAAGATTCATAATTCTTATAATAAAAATATTTTAAAAAAAATTCCAAAAAATTATCTTTATGAAAAATATTTAATTCAAGAAATTAATCAATATATAGATATTAGTAAAGATATTTATAGTGTATATAAAACTTATCATAAGACTGGATCTTACTTTGGAACCGATTCTGAAATAAATATTTAAAATTGAATTATTATATATCAATAAATAAAAATGACACAAGTCGAAGTAGAAGTTGAAGATGAAGAAGAATCATCAACAGAAATAGAATTGACTTCAACAAGTGGTTTATTCAATAATAATCCCTTTGAGGAAAAAGATGTAACATTAAAAGATTTTAATAATCGTATATCTGAATTTAATTCATTTATGAATAAAAAAGAAGAAAAAAAAGAAAAAACTTGGATGGATATAATAATTGATAATAAAGAATGGATTTTCACTGCGATAAATACAATTGGATTTTGTTATGGAATGTTTCAATTTAAACAAGAACAAGCAAAAATTACAAAACAATTATTTGAACATGGAAAACAAATTAAAGAATTAGATTTAAATTTATTTCAAGTTGAAACATATACAAAAAAATTATTAAATTTACAACAACAACATAAGTGGGTTAGAAGAAAAGCACCATTACGATGTTAAGTAATTAAATAAGTTTCTTCTTGATTTTGATTTTTATTGAAATATACATGTCTTCTACAAGTAGGACATTTTGGACGAAAAGACATTGCTTCATTTAAACAATCATGATGAAATAAATGTCCACATAAAGTTAAAAAAACATGAGATTCTTTTTCTATATTATCTAAACAAATTGGACATTCATATGATTCAGATAATAATTTTTCAATATAATATTTTTTAATATGAACAGATAATATATTTTTATTTAATTGCTTTTTTAAATCATTTGTTTGATCATTTAAAATTGTAAGATCGTTCATTAATATTTTTCTATCTTTAAGATAATGATTATTTTTATATTTTATAATCATAATATGTATTGTCATCATTATTGATAATATTGAAAATAAAAAATTTTGATCTAAAATTTTTACAACTTCTGAATTTGTTATATATCTTCTATTTATATAATAATTACAACAGATAAGATATATAACTGTAATTGTATAAATTACTAATAAAATATAATTTAGTATATTTATTTGAAATAACATTCCAAATAATAAAATATAAAGTAAAATAAGTGCTAAAAAGAGTATATGATTTGAATGAATCATTTTAAATTAATATATAATAAAAATATATATTTTAAATATATATAATGAAATTTAATATTGATAATAATCATTTAATTATTGGAATTTTTTTTTTATCTTTAATTTATATATTTGATTGTCAGAAAAATCAAGATATTAGAGATAAAGTTAGAAAAAATAAAAAAATAAAAAAATTAAAAAATTTTAATGAATTAAATAGAAAAGGTTTAATTGAAAAACGATATAGAGAAAGAGTTGAAAATAAATTTATAGAACCAAAAAGAGATTATGAAAATAGTAGAGGTATCCCTGTTAATGTTCGTACAAGAGGTAAAGAACCATCATTTCAAGCTATGGGATTTTTATATAGAGAAGAAACTGATCCTCATTATAATAAAGATGATATTAATAGATTAATGTTATTTGGAAGACCAGAATGGGCTGGTTCATCAAAATATGATTATTATGTTACCACTGCTGGAAATAGTGATATAAAAATACCAATTCCAAATGAAAAAGAATTATATGATGGTGATGAATTAGAAGTTGTAGGATTTACTGGAAAATTTAAATTAAAATTATATGAAGTATCACAAATTAAATATATTCCTTATTTATAATTTTTTTATTATTATATTTTATAGTAATGAAAAAATATAGTATTAAGAGAAAAAATGATAAAAAAGTTACTTTTATTGGTGTTAATCATAAAATATCAATTGAAAATCTTCAAATGAATACTTTAATTAATAGTAATGATAAAATACTTATAGAAGAGAATTATTATTTAAATAATAATGATTTAATAAAAAAATTATCAAAAGAAGTTACAGATCAAACAACAAAATATATTTTTCAAAAATTAGTATTTAGTGATCAATTAAATAGAATATCTGGTTGGGATCCTCGACCAAGTTTTATAAATTCTACTGGTTTATATGGAGCAGATGAAAATGATGTGCCTTTTTTTTTTACAAAATATACATTGCAAGAAGTTTATCTTGGTTTTGTTCGACATGTTCAAAATGAAAAAATAAAATATAAATATTTTTATAATCAAAAGGTTGATATTGATGATAAACTTATAAATTTAATTAAAAAAAAAAAAATAACAAAAAAATTTGCTGAAAAACTACATAATGATTTAAGAAAAGATCACGCAGATTATGCTGATGATTTTGCTGCTAAGACAGTATTACCTAAATATCAAAATCAAAATGTAACTCTTATTGTTGGTTTATTTCATTTTAATAATTTGATAAATAAAGTAAAGTTATGAATTCTTAATGATTATTATTATGTTTATCAAAATGATATTTACATACTGTTTTATATTCTTCTTCACCTCCAACCTCTTTAAATTCTCCATTATTTTTATTATGTGTTTTTTTAATATGCATAAAACCTTTTGTATCATCTTTACATAATGAACATATTGCATTAAATGATAATATTTTATATGAATATGGTATTAATGATACAACATTCTTAAATGGTTGTCCAAAAATATCACCATTTAAACCAATTACAATTATTTTTTTTTTTAATTTCATTAAATTTAAAACAAAATGTAATAAATCATTGAAAAAATGACCTTCGTCAATGATAAAAACTTCATTATTAAAATATTTTAAATCTAAATCTGATAATCTTCTTAATTTCACTGCTTTTTCTTTTTGATTATTATGAGTACAAACGAAATCACCTTCATCATATCTATTATCTTTATAAAAATTTAAAATTATTGTTTTATATTTTTTACTATACATCTGATAACTTCTTATAATATATGTTGATTTTCCAGAAAACATTGGACCGATTATTAATTCTAATGACATTTTATAATTTGATTAAATAAATTAATTTTATTTTAAATATATTAAATAATTAATAATATTATTATATAATTATAATTATTATTATGAATAAAAAAAAAATAACTCTTGATTCATATCATAAAGATTTAGTAGAAAAATTTAATAATAAAGATGTGGAAAAAAATATAAAAGAAAGTCGAAAAAAAGAATTAGAGATAGAATTATTTAATTTAAATAATAGAAAAGATTATGAAATAGATAATGAAGAAATACATAAAAAATATGATTTGAAATTACAAATAAATAATATAAAAAAAGAGATTCATTCAATTAATAATAATGAAAATGAATATGATTATTATTTAAATACAATGGATATTTTAGAAAAATATTATGGTAAAAATAATGATGATGAAATAACAGAAACAAATATAAAAAAGTCAGAAATGACAATAATAGAATATATTAATAATTCTACTAAAAGTAATGATATAACTATTAAAAAATTTATAAAAGAAGAAAAAAAATTATCAAGAAAACAAATTTTTTTTGATTATTTAAATATAATTGATAAAAGTAATAAAAAAAATAATGTAGATTATGTTACAAATTATACTTTCTGTGATAATTGTAATATTGAAAAAAGTTTAATAGTTAATGAATCTTTATATGTTTGTGAAACTTGTGGCGAATGTAATTCTACTATTGTAGAAACTGAAAAAACATCATATAAAGATAATATTATTGAAAATTATAATTTTAGTTATAAAAGATATAATCATTTTATTGAATGGTTAAATCAATTTCAAGCTTTAGAATCTACTACTATACCAATAAGTGTATATGATAAAATTAAAAAAGAAATTGATAAACAAAAAATTAATTTAGATAAATTAGATAATAATAAAATGAGAACAATATTAAAAAAGATTAATGAAAATAAATATTATGAACATATTAATCATATTATTAATAAACTTAATAAAATACCTCCACCAAAATTTAGTAAATCTATAGAAGAAAAATTAAAATTAATGTTTAAAAAATGTCAAGATCCTTTTAATAAAGTATGTCCAGCAGATAGAAAAAATTTTTTAAGTTATTCTTATGTTATTAGAAAATTTTTAGAATTATTAAACGAAACTAAATATATTGATTCTTTTCCTTTATTAAAATCAAGAGAAAAATTATATGAACAAGATATTATATGGAAAAAGATGTGTAAAATATTAAATTGGCCGTTTTATCAATCTATTTGATTTTTATTTTAAAATTTAATATCTTATAATTTTATAAATCATATATGGAAATAGATTCGAATATAAATAATATTTTTCTTGATAATTCTTTAGATTTAGATAATTCAAAATATTTATTTAAAGATGATGATATTAAATTATTCGATTATCAAAAACAAACTATTTCTAGTTTATTAAATCATGAAAAAGGTCAAATGACAATAAAATTACCTAAAAATTATTTATCTTTACTTGAAAATGAATTTCATAATAAATCTCATACTTATTCTAATAATTTTTCTAGAGATATTCAAAGATATTTAAGAACTCGTGAGAAAAAATTTTTACTTAAAAATAATATGAATATTTTAGATAGATATCATATTAAAGTTAATTTTGGTTATAATATTGGTGTTTTATCAAATACAGTTGGTTCTGGTAAAACTTTAATTATTTTAGGTTTTATTATGAGAAATAAATTTTTTAAAAAAAATCTTTTAAAACTTTCTTATAAAAAAAAAATTTATAATAATACTAAATATCCATCTGATATTTGTGATGTTATTTCTGAATTTTTAGTTGAAAAAGATAGTTTTTCATTAAATATTAGTAGTAATCATATTAAAAAAAATAATAATTTATTTTATTCAAATTATTATCTAAAAGATGATTTAAAAGAAAAAACTATTATTAAAACTAATTTAATTATTGTACCACATAATTTATTTGAACAATGGAAAAATGAGATTAATAAAACTTTTTTAAAAACTAAATATATTAAAGATAAAAGAAATTTTAAAGATATTAATGATATTTTAGATAATAAATATGATATTATTTTATGTAATGTGAATAAAGTCATTCAATTATTAGAATATTTACCGAATGAAAAATATAATTTTGAAAGAATTTTTATTGATGAAGTTGATATTATTAATTTACCTCGTTTTCCAGAATTAAATACAAACTTTTTATGGTTAATTACAACTACTTATACTCGTATTTTAAATCCGAAAAATATTGGTTTTATTAATGATCTTTTTCGTTCAAATTATTATATGAATAAAAGTGTGAGAAGTTTTTATAAATTTTTTTTAGAAAAATTAACTTTTTCTTTTAATAAAACACATATTCAAGAAAAATTACAACTTATAATTCCAAATAAAAATTTTATTATTGTTCCTAATAATTTTATAAATACTCTTTTATATAATTTAAAATGTGAATCTTGGTATAAATATCTTAATTCATATGATTATGAATCTTTATATTATCATATTTTAAAAACAAAATCAAGAAATTTAATTAAATTTATGTTAAGATATTTACTTTTGAATATTATTGGTAATTTCGATCCTAGTATTGAACAAACTATTCAAAATATTATTTTAAATTTTTCTTTTGATTATGAAAATAATGCATCTATTCTTTTTATTATAATTTTACATCGTATTCATCGTATTAATTATGATCTTATTAATCGTAAAATTATTCATCGTATAAGACATATTAATAATATAGTTCGTATAATTAAAGAACATCTTTTAAATTGTCCAATATGTTTAAAAGATCATAAAAGATTTATAAATAATATTAATGATTTTAATTTATTTCAACATGATATTCATTATTTAAATGATATTTTATTTTCTATTCAATCTGAAAAATGTCCAATGAATGTTAATCAACTTCGTGATCAATTGAAATATAAAATTTATAGTCTTAAAAAAACTTTTAAAGAAGTAAAAAAACAAATAAAAGAAATTCAATATATAAAAAAACAATTATTAAATAATAATTATTGTTTACAATGTATGAATAAACATACAGAAGATGTTTCTTGTATTGAAAGTACTTTTTATAATTTTTTTGTAATTGTTAATATTAATTTTTATCAGTTTGATTCATTTTTTAGAAATATTTTAAATGAATTTCAGCCTAAATTTATTCGTGATATAAAATATGATATATATCAAAAAGAAGAATATCCAGAAATTGATAATATTATTGAAAAAAAACATAATGTAAAAATAGAAAATATGTTAATTTCTTTAAAAAAAGATATATTAAATAAAAAAAGATGTTTGATTTTTTCAGATAATAATTATTTTTTCAAAAATATTAAATACGAATTAGATAGTCATTCAATATCTAATAGAACTTTAAAGGGTAATACTAATACTATTAATTCAATTATTAGAAAATATAAAAATCACGATATTAATGTTTTATTATTAAATATGAAACATTGTGGTTCTGGTATTAATTTAGAAATGAGTGATAATATTTATATTATGAATTTCCTTGATTCTGAAACAGAAACACAAGTTATCGGTAGAGTTAATCGTATTGGGAAAAAAAATAATTTAAATATTAATTATTATTTAACTACTCACGAATATGACTTTTATAAAAAAATTATTTCAACTGATAAAAAAAGTAATATTATTATTGAAGAAATCTAATAAAATTGATTCAAAATATATTTATGACTTTTAAACTCATAATCGCCAGAACAATTAAAATTGTTTCAATCTATATTTATAAGAATACAAATTGAAATGAATACATTTTCCCAAAAATTATACAACTCTGTAGAGTTTAAAACCGTTTTCCAATTAAAATTAATGTGTAAAGAATTAGGTATCAAAAGGTATTCTGGTAAAAGAAAATTATGGATACAAAATAAAATCAAAACACATTTAAATAAACAACAACAAACAGAAGTACAAAAAGCAAAGGGTTTATTTTGTTATCCAGAAATCATACAAACAATTTATCAATATCATACAGTCGATGATGTCGATTTAAAAAGAAAAAATATTCTTGATAATGCAAAGAAAGAATATGAAAGAACAAAAAAATTAATAAAAGATTTTGAATCTTGTCCGAGAAGAGTCAAAAACAAGGAACTAAAAAAATATAATTATATTAATTGGTATCATTTAGTAGATGAAAACCGAAATTTCTGGACATTACACAGAAAAGATTTTAATAAAATGTTGAAAAATGAATTAAAAATGTGGTTGAAAAAATTAGGTTATAAACCAAAAGGTGGTATATCTAAATTGAGAAAAAAACAGTTATATGAAATGGTTGTTAAATATAACGAAGAATTAAATTTATTATAAAATTAGTTTTTAAAAAATTAATTTTAATAATGGACTTAAAAAAATAATAGTAGATTATATATTACTTATGAACTTTAAACACTTAGATCATAAGACAGAATCAGTTGATATTAGTAAATGGAATGTTACAAAAAACATTAAAATTATTTATCATGGTAATCTTTATAAATTACCAAGAGATGTTGCTAAAAATTGGGTTGATGTTTTAAAAAATGTTATGTCTTTTCGTAAAAGATATGGTATTATTTTTAAAATTTCATTAAAACCAGATGATATATTTATTGCTTTTTTTGATAATATGGAAAAGGTCAAAATTTTTGCTACTGCAAATATGAATGATATGACACAATTAGAACCTTTAACTACTGAATTATGGAATTTATCTATTGAATTTGATGAAGTAAGATATTCTAATTCATTTGAAATAGGTAAAACAATTGTTCTTGAAACAAATCAATGTGCTTATGAGGTTCATGGAAATAAAAGATATTTTAGATGTTTATCATGTGAACAAGCTATAAAATGGTTTGATCATTTAAATGCATCTATCCATAATAATATACAAAGAAAAATGGAAAATGATATTATCTTTAAAATTGATTAATAAAAATCAATAATTATGTTTGATCCGCCTCATATAGATTATACATATTTTTTTGTAATAATTCCTATATTTTTTTTTATTGGTTTTAAAATTGGATCTAGACTACCATTTACTTATTATGATTATTTATCGTTGACAGATATTATTATTAATGATATAGATATTGTAGATTATACAGTTTCAATTAAAAACAATTCTGATAAATGCATTATATGTTTGGAAACATTAGAAATAAGTGAAGTATGTAAAATGAAAAATTGCATTCATATCTTTCATAAAAAATGTATCAAAAAATGGTTAAATATAAAACATAATTGTCCTACTTGTAGAACAAGTATTAAAATTGATTAATATAAATCAATAAAATTATGTTACAAAAAATCCAAAATATTAAAAAAGCAACTCTTAAAGTTTATAGTGATTTAGAATTTGGTTTAAATGAAATAGCATATGAAAAAGCATTATCGGAAGAATTAAGAGATCTTGGATTTCATACACAAACAGAAGCTCATATTAATGAATATTATATAACTTCAACTGGACGAAAAATTGAAGTTGCTTGTTTAAGAATTGATATTTTAATTGATAATAATATTATTTTGGAATTAAAAACTATTGAAAGTAGTATTCAAAAAATTGATAAAAAAACTAATACTCTTAAAAAAGAAGAATTAATGAATACTAAAGAATATTTACAATGTAGACGATATAAAAAATTAATGAAAATTCCAACTTGTTATTTGATTAATTTTGGAAAAAAGAATTTAGAATTTATTAAAATTGAATAATTTTATATATTAAATGTCTATCCCTCCAAATAATTCTAGAAGAAATTTACGAATTTCAATGATAGAAAATAGAAAATGTATAATGAAAGGATGTAATAATATTGTTTTATTTCATCTTCATAAATATTCAGATGAAAGATTTTGTTATTTACATAATAATACTCATATACATAATAAAATAGAAACATTAGAAAAAGGGTTTTTTGAACTTAAAGATTATGATTGTATTATTCCTAAAAAAAAGAAATGTAATTCTATTTCTTATTTTAATAAATTAATTAGTGTAACAAGAAAAATTATATATTATCGAAATAAACTTTTTTTAAAAAATAAAAGAAAAAATAGAAGAGGATTTTTTTCTTATCGTTGTTTAGATATAATTCTTGGATATCAATTTTTTTTAAATATTTTATTAACTAACAAAAAAAGAATAAATAAATGTTCTTTGATGAATAATGGTATTATATTACCTTTTATAAAAATTAGAGGAAATAATTATATAAAATATGATGCTAATTATTATTTTCGAGGTAATTTTCTTAATAGTCCTATCCAAACTTTTGATCATTCAATTATAAATACTTTTGATTCATTAGAAGATTTTCATAGTGATTTACATATTCTTCCATATGAAAAAGATATTATAAAAATCAAAAAAAATTCAGAAAAATATTTTTTCAAACTTTTTAAAGAAAATTATAAATATGAATTATCTACTATTAGTTTAGATTCTTTTAATATTATAAAAGATTATTATTTTACTAATGCAGTTTATGATGATTATTTTAATAAAGTTTATTTAAGAAAAAAAATATTAAATAATCAATTTTTACGAAATATTATTATTTTAACAAATAGATGTAAAACTAAAGTATATTTTTTTCATAAATAATTATTTAAAATCTGCATAATTAAACATAAAATCATGTTTATAAATTCTACGACATTTATTACAAAAAATACGAGGATTAGTATAATAATATTCTTGTTTTACAGTTTTTTTCAATAGATAATGTGGAATAAATGTTCTACATTGTGTACATTTATATTCAATAATATAATGATTAATAATTCTTATTTTTTCCAAATAAGAGTTAATAATATGATAAATATCTTTATATAACATTATTATATAAAGAAATGATTTTTTAATATTTTTAATTATAATAAGCTGAATATGTTTTATGAACAAATTCATAATACTGTTTACAATCTTTATATCGGTCTTTTAGTTCTGGAACACCAACTAAACCGTTCATCCCTTTTGTTTCATCTGCATTTTCTTTTGACCATTTTGGTAATGAAATATCTTGATCTACCGGACAATCAATAAATACTGGGAATGTTTCTCTTGTAATACCTTTTAATTTAGCAGATTTAACACAATGTGGTGTTGCTTGTAAAAATCCACCACTTAAAATTTGTAACATTTCTCCAACTTGACATAACAAAGCATTTTCTGGAATAACACAATGATAAATATTACCATTTTGATCTTTAATACATAATCCACAATTATCTGGTTCTTTAACTTCATCATATTCTTCATCTAAATATGTTGCTTTTGTTAAAATAGTTAAACCACCATGATCAAGATGCCAAGAACAAGAAGCATCTTCTTCTGAATTTTTTTCTTCTGGTAATTCATAATAATGAAGTAATCTTGCTTTATAAGTTTTACTATTTTTGATGATATTATATAAATAATTTTGAGGATATTCATCAATTTGTGTATCTAAATATTGATCACAAGATTCTAATACTTTTAAACCAACATTATACATAATATTACCAACAAATTTAAAATGAGATTCCATAGTAGGAACATGTTTACTTGGCCAAATATTTTTTGAATAATTTGCAGGATATTTTTTAATTAATTCTTTATCTTTTGTTGGTTCATCATAAATAGGATTTGCATAATAACTTCCTTTTGCAATATCTGGTTTACCACCTTTCATTTTTTCTTTACCTTTTGACCATCCAAAAGCATAAAATGTTTCTGGACTCTCATATACTTTTTGAATAATTTCAGGTAATTCACCAAAAACTTTAGATAATCTTAATAATTTCATTTTTTTTTCTTTAAATTCTGGAATATTAGTAATTAATACAGCACCTAAACCATTTTCACCAAATGCATCAATAATATTTTTTGAATTATCTTTATTTAATAAATCATCATAAGAAATTTCTACTAAGCTCATTTTGTATATTATATATTTGTTATAAATTTTAATTTATAAAAAATAATTTATTTTAATGATAAAAAACTTCTCCAGCAATATTTTCCATTTGTATTTCTTCAACTATAATATTATGATGGTTTGGTTCTTCTTCTTCATTGACTTCTTCTTCATTGACTTCTTCAAAAACTAATAATCTTGGACAAAATCGTTTCAAGAATTTATAAGATATTATACAGAAAGCTCCTATTAAAATTATCCATATAAATAAACTAGCAATTGCATTTTGCATCGACATTTTAATTATAATTAAAAAAAAATCAATTTTATTTAAGAATATAATAACTATCAGAAAGAGTAAAACCTAATAAAATAATACCAAATTCAATAATTAAAATATTTAATATTTTTTCAAATAAATTTAATTTAAAATATTTTAATGTAAGTACAGAAGGTAATATAATACTTGTAGTATTTTCTAAAAATCCACCAACAACACTCATAATATTAAGATAAGATTTCCAATAAAATCCAATAATACAAATAATAAGAATTAAACAAAAACGAATAAAATATCTATATAAAAATATTTTTAAAGATTTATTAATATTTAAACTTTTAATATTTAAAATTATTCTTAAATTTAAAGGAGTAAACATTAAAGGAAATGTGAAAACTATATTAATTAATAATAAGGAGATAATAATTTTTTTAAACCAATATGATTCATTTAAATTATTTATGATATCATCTGAAATCGAATCACCAAAAAGAACAAAAGAAATTAATATAAAAGTAACTACAAAACTAGTATATAAACTCCATGTATATATGATATTTTTTTTTAATTTTTTTAAATTTTTAGTAGAAGAAAAAATTTCAGGAAAAATAACATGACCACCAAAACAAAATAAAGTTATAGCAATTGATTTTGGTATATTTTTATAATGAATAAATGTATGATGTTTATAATTGACACTTTCGAGAAATGATAAATTATTTTGTAAATAAAATTTTATTAAATTATAAATTAAAAAACAAAATAATAAAAAAATAGCTGTTAATCCAAAACTACTTAAAAATTTAATTTTATTATAATTTTTAATAAATGTTAGACAATAAAAAAATATTATAAATGTACATAATAAATAAATATTATCTCTTAAATCAAAAATTTCATGTATAAATGTAAAAGATAAATTAATAATTAAAATACAACAACAAATAATTTCAATTGACCATAGAATTTGAACAAATATTTTTAATTTAGAACCATAAACTTCTTCAGAAATATTAAAATAAGTCATATGAACATTTTTATATTTTTCTAATTTTTTTAAATCTATTACGAATTTACTAATATTAATTGCATTATACCCAGTTATAATAGCAAGTATAAACATAATAATCATAAAAGAATAACCGGATTGTTTAACTGTATAAGGAATACCTAAAATACCCATACCACAAATACTTTTAATAATATTTAAAGATAATCCATAATCATATTTATCTTCCTCCTCCATAATAATATTCTTTGATGATAACGGTGAAATTGACATATCAGATGGTTCTGGTGGAGATAGAGAAGGAGAATTAATAATAACAGAAACATTACCTAAATGTTGTTCTTTTATATCTACAATTTTATGTGGTCGGGAACCATCATCCCATAATAATAAAGATTTCGACAAATAACTCCTATCATTTGATTTCATCATAGTTAATGGATCATACATTGTATGTAAATATATATACTAAAAAATCTTAATAAATTTTATTATTTTTTATCTAAAATTTCTTCAATAATTTCTTTTTTTTCTTTTTCTTTCTCATTATAATTATTTTTAATATTATTTAAATTTAAAAATTCTCCTAATTCAAATAAATCAATACGATAAAATTTCAATTTTTTTTTTTTCTCAACTTCTATAATAGTTTTATAAGTTGTGCGTAATTGTTTATATATATTAGTCATTTTTTGAGGTTTTTCATTATTTTCAGCACAAAATTCTTTATATAAATCGTTAAATTTTTTATAATGAATAAAAATATATTGATGATTAATAGGATCAATATGGAAATCACAATGAGCTTCTTCATTTAAATTAAATAATTCATTTGCATAAATTTCTTTTAAAAAGTTTTTTAATGAATCTTCAACCATCATATTATAATAATCACTTGTTTTTGTTCTATTTAACATCCAATCATTTTGTTGTTTATAAGTTATATTATAATTTTCTAAATATTTTCCAAATAAATATTTAACATAATTATCTTGAAGAATAGTTAAAATTTTATCAACATATGCTTTATCTAATATTTTTTCAAAAGTATATACATTATATCTTCTATCTTCTGTATCAAAATAAACACCATTATAATGATTTGAAGTGAAAATATAACGAATAAATGTTTTAATTTGAATAATATCTTTATTTTTTTGATTTAAAGGAGCATATAATCTTTGTGAATAATCTTTAATAATATTTTCATATTGTCTAGTAATATGATTATCAACTTCTTCAATAATATTTAATAATTTTCCTAAATGAGCAGTAGTATGTGTTTCAGTGATTTGTTTTAAAGAACCAAAAAAACTTAAAGGATTTCCAATAACTTCAGAAATAAATCTTGTGAAATTTGATTTTCCAGTTCCGTGTTTAGAAGAATAAAAAACTAAAATTATTTGTGGAATAAATTGAGGAGTTTGAATAATATTAGCTAAATATTGTAATAGAAAATCATAATGTTTATATATATTATCACAATGATATTTTTTAATATGATTTAATAAAAATTTTAAATCTTCGTGTTTCTGAGGAGGAATATTTTCTCTTTCATCAAAAGATAATATTGATTCATAATTAAAACCATTAAATAAATTAAAATTACTATCTTTAATATTATTTTTTTCTAAATTTTTATTAAATGGTTCAAAACATAAATCAAAATAAGCAGATTTATAATTATCATGTTTATAGTTATCAATGAATTTTTTTGTATCAATATTACCATCTTTTCTATATTTATATAATAAATCAGAATAACCTTCTATTTTTATAGATTTTATTTTTCTTTCAAAATATTTTAATCTTCTATCAAAAGTATTATCAATACGATAATATGAATTTGAATCTCTCATCATTTTAAAAAATATTTCAAAATATGTTTTACATTCATCATAATTATTTTCTTTTGTTTCATCTAATGGAATATTATTAAAATAAGTAATATTAAATTCTTTATAATTTAATTTTGGAGTATGTAAATTTTTATAAAAATCTTTACATTTATGACTATGACAACTTACATATAAAGTATTTTTTTTTAAATTATGAATTAAAAAATTATGATTATTATTATGAATTTTACCACATAAAAATTCTTTAATATCAGTAAATTCAATATCTTCTTCTATTTTAGGTACACCAACAAAAGTGAAATGATTTTTTTTAGATTCAATTTCTTTTGAATTATCTTTCATTTGACTTAAAAAATCATGAGCATCTTTATTATAAACTTTTTCTTTTTCATAATCATCTTTTATATTTAATTCTAATTCATCACAATTTAAAACAAATGTTACTAAATGTTTATGAAAATTATTTAAATCTTTATGAGTCATTGGTACTAATAAACTATTATCATTTTCGTGTTTTTTAGATAAAGGTATTCGCCATTTTGTCATTCCAGACATATAAATTTTTAAATCTAATGCTTCTTCTAATCCAGCATCTTTAAATATTTGCATATGTTGTTCAATATATTTTTTTAATTTTTTACTATTGACTTTTTTTTTCCAATAAACAATATGATAAGAAATTTTATAAAATTGTTTTCCATCACTATCATCAATCCATCTACAATCTTTACTTATAGCATAATCTTCTTCTTCGGTACTTGTAAATAACTCATATAAAGCATGTAATGCATCGTTTAAAACATCATCTTCTTTATTTTCTAATAATTCTGGATTTCCCATATTTTTATTTACTATTATTTTTTCACCTGTATCTTCATTAAATATATGATATATTTTCATATCTATATCAAATCTTGCTTTAACTAAAAATGTTTTTGCATTATAATATTCATAATAAGTCAAACCTTTTTTAAATAATCTACTATTTTTATATGCTTTATGTAATACATTATATAAATCTTCATATTTATATTCAGTTACTTGATTAGTCTTTAACATATTTGTTATTCCCAATTTGTAATTAGATATATTTTTTCCAATGCCTGAAGAAGACATGACTATGAAAGATTATATAATTTAAATTTTAAAATATTTATAATCTTCTAATGAAAATTATAAATATAAAATATATTCATATTGAGAAATCTAGTATTTTTATCAATTTAATATTTCTATAAAATTTTTATTAACTAATGTATAATTATATTCATTCATATTTGAAATTTTATTAATAGAAATTTTATAACTAAAGTATTTTTCTAAAATGATTTTTTTATTATTTTTTTTACTGATAATATTAATATTTTCTTGATTAATTATAAAATCAATATTAATTAAAATATCATTATTATCATATATTTTTTTTTTAAAAAAATATTTAATTTCTGGAATATAAAAGAATAAATAATTTTCCTTATAATCAATTAAATATGAATTAAATATCTGATTTGATTTAATATTTTCTAATATTTCTAATTGTTTCATTTCTCTATCCATTTTCCTTAAATTTTTATTAACTTCATTTAATTTATTTATATCATATGAAATTTCTTCTTTTTTATTATATAACACTTCTTTAATTTTAAAATGTATGACTAAATCTGTAAATCTTCTAATTGGTGATGTATAATGTGTATAATGTTTTAAATCTAATCCATAATGATAATAATTGAAATTTTCATTTTTTTCATATACTTTATATTCAGCTGATTTCAATTGAAAGATTTTCATAAATTTTTTTAATTCATTATTTTTAATTTTTTCCAATGGTATTTTATAATCTGGACTTTTATGATATCTCAATATTGGATTTTTATTATTATTAATTAAATATTCTGCAGTAATTTGATTAGCTAAAATCATATAATTCTCAATCATATTATGAGAATCAAATTCTTCATTATATTTTAATCTTTTTGAAATATTAAATAATTCGAATAAATCAAAATTACTATTATATAATTTTTCATTTTTTAATATATTATCAACTTTTTTATAACAAAAATTACGATTTATATTTAAAATTGTATTTTTAAAATCATAATCTATTACTTTTGAATCTTTATCAAAAATTATAAATAAACTCAATGATAAACGATCTTGTCCTTTAATTAAAGACATTAAATAATCTGATAAAATATTTGGATATAAATTAAATTTTTTATCTTTTAAATAAACTGTTGAAAATCTATTTTTCAAAAAATATTTTAAATTAAATTTATTATACCAAAATGATACATCCGCTATATGAATTCCCACTTTATATTTCTTATCTGGTAAATATTCAATACTTAAAGCATCATCAATATCTTTAGAACCTTTTGGATCAATTGAAATAGTATTCTGATTTCTCAAATCAATATAGTCGTCTAATTCATTTTTTTCAATATAATCATATATTTTACTTTTTTGTGAAACTTTGAAATTTTTTTGTAATTTATATTTTTTTGTATCTATTTCATAATAATTTAATAATTTTTCGATTTCATTTTTTTTTTCTCCAACTTTACCAATAAATTTATTTAAGATTCCATAAGGTAATTTTTTATTCCAGATATTATATTTAATTGTGATATAAAATCTTCCATTTGTATTTTTCATTTTTTTATCATTAATACATACATAAAATTTCGGATAACAATTTAATAATGGTGTAAATAAAAAATATGGATTTTTCTTATTATTTAAACCATATATCATTTTTTTATTAATTTCTAATATTCCAATTATTTTTTTATATTTCATTTTCGTTTCAACAATATTATTTATAATTTTTGTTGTTTCATCATAATTAATAATATCATCGTGAAAGAATTTAATTTTATTAAAATTTTTAAATTCTTCGATTGATAATTCGAGAGTTTTTTCTTGATTTTTTAATATAATTTTTTTATATTCTCTATCTTGTATTTTGACTTGATACATTTTAATATTTAATCTTAATAATTTTTAATAATAAATTTTAATAACTTTCTCTTTCTTCTGCTTCTCTTTTTTTCTTTCTTTTTCTTCTTTCTTCTTTTTTACGAATTATTTCTAATTCAATTTCTTCACTATCATCTTCATTATATTCTTCAACTTCACAATCACAACAATTACAACTAAATAATTGAACAAAACAATCTTTAAAACCATTTCCAAAATTATCACAATTGAAACATTCTGGACCATTTTTATTAATATTTTCTGCTTTTATTCTCATTAATTCGAAATTATTAGTTGGATCATAATTTTCTTTATCAAATAATTGATTTAACATATTTTTATATTTTTTAACAATCATAAACATCCATAATACCATTAAAATTTGGAAAAACATTCCAATTACAAAAATAAATGGAGTAAAATTTTCAAAACAATGTCCAATTAGGAATGGATATAATATAAATCGAGTAAGAAAGAAGAAGATTACAAAACATGTAAATAAGAAAAATTTTAATTTAGGATGTTTATCATGTTCTACAAAATTATAAAAATTAAAAAATACTGATGATGATTCTAAAATTTCAACTCCAAAAATACAAAATGATGCAATATTAGTAATTGCATAAAATCCTAAAATCAACATAAAAATATGATGAAATAATAATGAAACTTTTGTTAATATTGTATAATCTGGTTTTCCAATTATTGATAAAATATCAATAAATAAATAAGATAATGACCATGATAATGGATAAACCGCATATTTACTAGTTTTTTCTGTATCCATAAAATATACAAAAAAGAAAAACACAAATGAATATAAAGATACGAAAATATGATGTAATAATCCAATTAAACTAATGACTTTTGGAAAACGACTTGAAAATATTACAAAAAACATCAATTGTATTACTAAAATACCTGAAAACCATAGATAAAAAATATGTTGATACTCTTCCAAATCAATTATAATTGTGATTGTTTCTGATAGAGTGACCATATTATTATTTTTTATTAAAAATAAGATTTTCAATTTTAAATAAAATTAATTCTTAAATTATTTTATAAAAATTAATTATGAGTTCATTAAAAAGTTTATTAACTAATATTGTTAAAGAAAAAAGTATTTCAAATTCTATTATTAATTATAAAAATGAAATGGAATTGATTAATGATAAACGATTATATAAAGAATGGGTAGAAGAGGAAAAATTTTTATCTAAAGAATTAAATCAAGCAAAAGATAATGTTCGAATATTAAAACACAGAATTAAAGATAAATGTTTACATGCAGATGTTACAGAAGAAATTTATCCAGGTTGGGAAAGATCTCAACATTCTTATCGTTGTAATATTTGTAAATTTTATGTTCGAATTCATGAAGAATTTGATTATAGAAATATTACTAAAACTATTGAATAAAATAAAATTAAAATTTATATTTTAAATTTATTCTAAATATGAACTCATATTTTAAAGAGATTACTAAAAGTTATGAAATATTAAAACCAAAAATAAAAAAAAATGGTATTTATGAACATTTTTGTAAAACTTTAATCGAACAATATAAAAATATTAAAATAAATAATTTTGCTTTTTTTATGCAAGTTGGTAGTTTTTATGAATCTTATGCTTGGAAATTAAAAATTAATGATATTGATATTGATTTTAATTATAAATTATTCGATCGTCTTTCTTCAATATTACATATGGTAAAATCTAGAAAAAATAGTTCAATTGTTCATTCTATTGATAATCCATATATGTTTGGTTTTCCAGATAAAAGTAAAGATAGACATATTGATAGATTATTAAATGAAAATATAATTATTGTTTTAGTTCATCAAAGAGATTCAGATGATGATCCTAAAATCAAAATAAGAGATATAATCGAAATATTTAATCCTTGTACTAATATTAATAATACTAGTAATGATAATTTTACTATGTCTATTGCATTGAATTTATATAAAAACGATTATTATAGTTGTGGTATTTCTTTATTTAATTTAAATTCTAATGAAAATTATGTTTATGAATGTATTGATTCAAAAAATTATAAAAATAATGTTAAAAATAAAATATATAAGATTAATATTACTTATAATCCTACTGAAATTATTTTTTATAATTTTACTAAAATCGATAATCATATTATTATTAAAAAATTAGATCTTGAATTATTTGATAAAAATATTATATTTTTTGATGATATTACTAATAAAGATTTATTAAAATTAGAATATCAACGAGAATATTTTAAAGAAATTTATGATGATGATATTTTATTAAATAATAATTTAAAACATTATAATCTGAATTTTTATGAAGAAGCAAGATTATCTTTTATTTTATTATTAGATTATATTGGTAAAATAAATAAATTATTCTTAAATAATATTTCAAAACCTAAATTTATTGAAATTGATGATTCTTTAAATATTGATTATAATACTTTAGATCAATTAAATATTGTTTCAGCTGAAAAAAAATATGAAAAATTTTGTTTAATAGAAATTTTAGATTATACTAGTACTGTTATGGGTAAAAGATTTTTAACTAGAAGAATTACCAATCCTCTTACTAATATAGAAGAATTAAATCTTAATTATGATATTTCTTCTGAAATGAATAATTATGTTGAATTTGAAAAAATTTTAAATAATATTTATGACTTATCAAGATATCATAAAAAAATTTATTATCAAAGAATTAGTCCTCAAGATTTATATATTTTATTTGATAATTATGAACATATATGTAAATTATTAGATTTATCTTCTCAAAATACTATTTTAAATAATTTTATTCAGAAAAAAATTAAAAAAAAAAAAATAGAAAAAATTATTAAAGAATTTAAAAAAAGATTTAATTTACTTAAAATTAAAAATATTAATTCTTGTGATATTACTACTTTAAATGAAATTATTTTTAAAAAAAATTTTAATAAAGAATTAGATAAATTTATTAATCAATATAATATTTTAAAAAGTTTTAAAAAAGATAAATTAAATGAAATTAAAACTTTTTTTAATAGTTATATTAAAGGTAAATATAAATTTAAAGGTGAATTTGAAACTAATAATAATTATATTAATATTACTAAAACTAAAAATAATTTATTTAATAAATATAAAAATTCTCATGAAAATATGAAAGATTATTTTATTACACAAACTGGTAAATCTAAATATTTTTTACGATCTCCTATTTTAGATGAAAAATATGATCAAGAATTACTCGTTTGGGATAATATTAATAATAAACAAAATATTCTTTTTAAAAAATATTTACTTAGTTTACAAAAATATAAAGATGTATTTCATCATATTGAATATATTATCGGTTTTGTTGATTTTATTAAATCTAATGTTAAAGTAAGTAAAATTAATAAATATTCTAGACCAATTGTTGATAATGATGATTCATTTTTTGATATTAAAGATTTTAGACATCCTATTATTGAAAAAATAAATAAAGATACCGAATTTGTAAAAAATGATTTATATTTAGATTCTGAAAAATTAGGTTTAGTTTTAACAGGAGATAACGGTATTGGAAAATCATCTCTTTTAAAATCCATCGGTATTTGTGTTATTATGGCTCAATCTGGTATGTTTGTTCCTTGTAAATCTATGTCTTTTTATCCATTTAGTAATATTTTAACGAGGATTAAAGGTAATGATAATATTTTTTCAAATTCTTCTAGTTTTCAAATAGAAATGATTGAATTATGTAATATTTTACAAAAGAGTAATGAAAAATCTTTAGTTTTAATGGATGAATTATGTAAAGGTACTGAACAAGCAAGTAGTCATTCTTTAACTTTATCAGTTATTGATGATTTAGTTAATAATAAAAAATGTAAATTTATTATAACTACACATATGCATAGTATTTTCAAAGATGATTTATTTAAACAATTAATTAAAACTAATAAAATTTTTACGAAATATATGGAAGTTGAAATTACAAAAGGTGAAATTATTTATAAAAGAAAATTAGCAGATGGTTCTTCTGGTGAAATATATGGTTTAGAAATTGCAAGAATGCTAGGTATTGATTCTAATATTATTAATAAAGCAATGACTATTAGAAATAAATTTTTAAATGTTTCTAATGAAATTGTTTCTACTAAAAAATCTAGATATAATCCAAAAAAATATATGACAAAATGCGAAATATGTGGTAAAAAAGAACAAGATGAATTAGAAACTCATCATATTGTTGAACAAAAAGAAAGTAATGATGATGGTTTTCTAGAAAAAGAAATGTATCATAAAAATGAATTATTCAATTTAATGATATTATGTAAAAAGTGTCATAAAAAAATAACTTTTAAAAAAATGAAAACAAGTAAAAAAAAATTAACTTCTCAAGGAATTAAAGTTGAACAAATTTAATATCCAATCCATGTTAATCTATATGATGATCCTTTATTTCTTTTTATATCACATTTCATTATATTATGTTTTTTATTTTCAAATTTTTGGGGTTTACCTCCATTTTTATCTTCTGCTAATTCAAATCTCCAACCTCTATATATAAAAGCAAAATCCCATTTATCATTTGCCCATAGATCATATTTAGCTTTTCCATGTAATTCATGCCATCCTCCTTCTTCTAACATATGTGTAGATCCATCACCACTACCTGCCCAACCACCAACCATTCTTGATGATTTCATTTTTTTTAAATCATTTTCATCTATACAAGTTCCCCCAATACATATTCTTTTTCCTTTAACATCTCCACGACTTTCTATTTTACCAGCGGAGAAACTATTAGTTACATCTTGATTACCATGTACATCTAAATGATCCCATATTCCTACTTTTCTAGTTTTACTTGATTTATTGCCTACAATCATTAATTTTTTATAAGTACCTGTATCATTTGATATTTCCGCTTGGTCTGTTCCTTGATCAGGATATTTGGTCCATCTATTAGATAATCTTATTTTACTTTTTAAATCAACATAATTTTGATCAACTTTACTAGCTATACTATTAACTGTTGCTTGTGTTGATTTCATACTATCTAATGCTTCAGTAACTGTAAATTTTTCAGATTTATTTGACATAAGTAAATATACTAATGCACAAATAATCATTATTTTATAATTATTTTTTAAAAAATTTTCAATATCTTTGAAATTCATTATTTATTTTATATATAATGAATTTATTTTTTTTATTTTAAATATTCCTTTCATTTCCATGTAGATATTTAAATATTGGAAATCTCAAACTATCTTTTGTTTTTTCAAAATATTGAACTGTTATTATTTTACCAATTATACTTTCTGGATTTTTATAAAAATGTTTTCTTTCTTCTAATGAAAATCCACTACCAACTTTTGTATCTTTATAATCAATAATAACTGCTACCATAGTTTCTATAGTATTTTCTAATTTTGTTTCTTTTGATATTTCTCTCCAAGGTCCTTTAATTATATCAATTACTTTATATTCTTCATCATGCATTTTTTTATATTTTAATAAAGAATTAGTTCTTTTACCTTCATATTTAACATCTTCTCTTAACATTAAACCTTCCCAATTATTTTTTTCTGATTTTTCAATTAATTTTGAAAAATCATCATCTGTATATTTATTTTGTTCTAAAACTTCAAAAAAAACAAAATAAATATTAATTTTTTTAAATTTTTTTAATCTTTCAGAATATATTTCTTCAGATTTTAAATTAAAAAAATCTTCCTTTTTTAACATATCAAATATAAAATATTTAGGATTTTTCATTACATGATTTTTTTTTTTAATTTCTTTCATAAGATTAGTAAAATCTTCTACGCCATTTTTCATTGATACTATTTCACCATCTAATACAACGGCTTCATGAAATAATTCAATATTTATTAATATTTCATTTTTTAATATAAGTAATGTATGAAATTCTTTACCAGTTCTGGAAAAAAATTTAACAGATTTTTTTTTTGGTTCTATTAATATTAAACATCGTACTCCATCTAATTTTCTAGATACATACCAATCATTTTTTGATTTTTCTAATCTTTTTGGATCATATTTATTTGCTAATACTGGTCGAAATACTGGTATTAATTTTGGAAATATTTTATTTATAATACTTGTATTTAATCTTATTTTTAATGTTTTATCAATAATATTTAATATATATTCCTTATATTCGATATTATCATTAATATAATGATATAAATGAAGTAAAGCAGTATCTCCAGTAATTTTTCTATCTATTAAATGATCTAATAAACTAAATAAATCATGTTTAATATTAATTTTTTTTTTTATTTTTTTTTTATTTTTTTCAAATTTTAAATAATTTTTAGAAGTTATACTAAAAACTTTATTATTATCATAAACATATAATAAAACTTTTTGTAAATCATCATATTTATCTAAAATAATTTTTTTTTCATTAGTTTTATTTGTACTATTAACTTCTATAACCATATCTTTTATTCTTTGTAACATATTTAATAATATATATTCTTACATTATTAAATAAATAAATTTTAATTTTAACAATTATCAATCATCTCTAATAAATCAGGTAAAGATCTTTTTAAATCTTTCATTGATACTTGTTTTTCTTTAATATATTTCAATTTAACTTTCATTGATTCTTGCATTTTTTTATTATCTTTTTTATAATTAAAATAATCTAATTTTAAATAAAATCTATAATATCCATAATTAAATAAAGATAATAATAAAAATAATCCAACAGCTATATATCTATTAAAAAAATTAAATAAATAAAATGTTACAAACATTGAAAAAAATGATAAAAATAAATAACCAAAATTTTGCATCAAAGAATTTTGTGTTTTATATAAAGTTTTTAGAGATTTAAATAATAATTCATAATCTTTTACTACTTTTTCATTTTCATCATTTAATAATTTTAAATTTTTTTGTAAAGATCTTAAATATCTTAATGATTTATCATTTCTATCCAATTCTTCTTCCATTTCTTGATTTTGATGTCTTAAATCAATTTTTTCTTGTCTTAAATCAATATTTTCTTTATGTAAATGATTATTTTGAATAATAATATATGTTTCTGTTTTTTTTTCGGATTCATTTAATTTTTTTTCAGTATTAGAATTTAAAAAGAAAGTCATTTTTGTTGTTTCTTTTGGTGATTCCATTGTATATTTTATTTTTGATAGTAAATTTTAAAAAAAAAAAATTAAACAAATAATTTTTAATTATTCTTTTAATTCATTTTAATTCCATTTATTTGCTGTAATAAAAAGAGCTAATCCTGCTTCTGCAAGAAAAGCAATCCAATAAACACATAACCAACCAATTTCATATAATTCTCCAGTTGATACATCAATTGAAGATTGAACTCCTAAAAATAAGAAGGCAAATGATTTTAATGCATAAGAAGCAGTTGAAAGATTTTTAGTCTTTCTTGATCTCATAATTTTAACAACTTGAATCATTTCAGCAATACAAATAAATGCTACACCTAATACTTTTAAAACATAAGTTGCCACAGAAGTTTCTCCCCGATATGCATCTTCTTCGAATAACATTACATCAAAGCTTGACATTATAATCTTTTTTTATATAAATTATATTTTCAATTTTAAATATATTTTTAGAATGTATCTTATGTTATTAAAAATCAACTGATTATATTAACAAAATTATTAGAAGAAGAATAAAAATATTTTATATCATTCTTAAAATCAAAAATAAATTTTTTATTAAAAAAAAGTTTAAAATTTTCAACTTTAATATTAATAGGTTGATTAATTATTAAATATACACTATATTTACAAATAGTTTTTCTTTCATTAGATAAAATTATATATCTTCCAATACTATTTTGTTTCTTAATAGAAACTTTTATTTTAATATTATAGTCATTAAAAAAATATAATTCTAAATCTTTATTAAAATAACTATCAAATGATAAAAAAAATGGATTAAATTGATATAAATAATGAATTTTAAATAATTTTGTATATTCTTCATAAGGAAAAAAACCTAAAATTTCAATATTTGCAATTTTTTCAAAATATTTTTTTAAATATATAGTATTTTTATCAATATTTTCTTGTTTTATTTCCATGGAACATTGAATTGCTTTATTAGAATAAGTTTGAATATTATCATTTATTATTTCTTCATCATTATTATTTTCAATTACTAATTTTATTTTTTTTTTAATTATTTCTTCAGTTTGAACATAAGAATCTTTAGTTATTATTTTTTTATTTATTTTTCCTACGCGTTGTTGTCGTTTTAAAGTTATTTTATTAAAAATTTGTTGTTTTTCAATAATTCTTTTTTCAATTTGTTCTAAATTATCCATAATATATAATAAAATAATAATTAATTTTTAATTGATTATTATTTTTATATTATCTTAAAGATGGAGGAATATATTTATCTTTAGTTTTTTTAGTTTTAGTTTTATTTTGATTAATTTGAATATCAGAAATATTTTCAATTTTCGAAATTGGTTTTTTCCAACCAGTAAATTTTTTTTTAGGAGGAGTTTTTGGTTTAGAAGGAGTTTTTGGTTTAGAAGGAGTTTTTGGTTTAATATCATTTATTTCTTCAATACATGATTCTGAATCTAAATCTAAATTATATAAATAACTCAAATCATTATATTTAAAATCATTATATTTAGATTTAAATTTAAATTTACAAGAAAGAAAAAGTTTTTTTTCTGCTGTAGTAAATTTATATTCTTCTTTTTCAAGAAGATTCATAATATCAAAATAATCAGAATATTGCATTAAATTAGGATTTTTACAATATGAAACATAATCCATCATTCCTTTATGTACTTCTTCAATATCATCACAATATTTATCATATTCTTCTTCTCTTTCAAGTTGTTCTTCATATTCATATAAATCATCTTCAGGATCATCTAAATTTTCGTTATAATAAGTCATATTTGAAATATTGTTTAATTAAGAATTAGAATCTATTTTAATAAAAATGTTTGATATTAATAATTATAAAGATGAAAATCTAGAAATATATAATAAGAAAGGAAATTATTTTATTACTTACAATAAAAAGAAGATTCAATTTTATTTAAAAAAAAGTTTAACAATAACAGAAATAACAGAATATAAAAGGAAAATTAATATTTTAGTAAAAATCGAAGATGAATATAAATTATTTTTTAAAAAATTAGAAAAAATATTTTTAGAAAAATTTGATATAGAAAAAAATAGATTAATAACTTTAATAAAAGAAAATGAAAAAGGGAATATAATAAAATTAAAAATAAATAAAAGAAATAAAAAAATAATTTTAGATGTTTTTGATAAAAATAAAGAATATATTTCATATGAAGATATAAAAAAATATCAAAAAATAAAATGTTTAATTGAAATAGATAGAATATGGGAATATAATGAAAAAAATGGTTTTATAGTTATAGTAAAAGAGATCTATATAGAATAAATTTAATTAAATAAAAATTCATATAATTAGTTATAATTAATATGAAAGTCGATGACATAGAATTTTTAAAAATAAAAAAAATAGGTAAAAATATTTTAGCTCTAGCACATTATAAAAATAAACCAATAATATTAAATATAAATAATTTAGAAATAAATAAAAAAGTTTATAAAGAAAAAGAAAAATTTTATATAGAAATAAAAAAAGAAGATTTATTAAAAATATTATTTATAATAGAAAATTATATTTGTAAATATGTATATGAACTTCATCCAACAACTAAAGATTATAAAAAATTTAAAAATGAACATATGAATAGTGTATATAAAGAAGATTATATAAAATTAGAAGTACATAAAAATTGTTTATTATTAGAAGAAGATCAATTAGAAAACAAAAAAGTTATAGAAGTAAATGAATTAATAGAAAATAATTTTATAGATATAAAAATTCATTTTATAGGAATAAAATTTTTTGAAAAAAATTTTGAACCAGTATTTATAGTAAGAAAAATAATAAAACATATAGAAGAAGATGATGTTTCTATATTTAGTATAGAAAGTGAAAATGAAGATAGTGAAGATGATATATTATATAATGATGATAAGATAACTACTTTAATAAATCAAGATTTTCCAAAAACTCAAATTGAAATATAATCAATCCCGTTTATTTTATATTTTTTATATTTTTTTTTTGTTATCTTATAATATAATAAACTATCAAAAATGAATATGCTTTTAAATAATCCTAAATCAGCATTTGCATTTGTATGTCTCATCATATTAGCAGCAGCAATTTTTGCAATGAGTAAAATGTTTAATAAAAAAAAAGAAAATTATGAAAGTTATAAAGAAGAATTAAAAGAAATTGCAAGATCTGCAGATAACCAAATGGCAAAAGATATGTTTGATGCACAAGATGTTTCACAAGAATCATCTGAAGAACAATTAGATGATGCCGAAAAAGTAATGGAAAAACAAGCTAAATCATTAGCTGAATATGAAGAACCTCAACCAAATGATTTATTACCAGCTGAAACCGAAGCTGATGAATGGTCAAAAGCAAACCCAAAAGGTAATGGTTCATTAGAATTAAAAAACTTTACTGAAGCTGCATTCCATATTGGTGTAGATACACAATCAAACTCATTAAGAAATGCTAACTTACAATTAAGATCAGAACCTCCAAACCCAATGAAAGCAGTATCCATTTTTAATAATTCAACTATTGGACCAGATCCATATAGAAGACCAATGGAAATTAATTAAATTTTTAATATTTAAAAATATCAAAAAATAATTTATATAAATATGAATCATATTTATGCAAATATCCTTTATTATGAACAATTAGTTTTGATTCATTAGGATCTAAATAAAAAACACTTATATGATTATTCCTTAATTCTTTAGTAGTATATTGTATAAAATTTTTAAAATTTTTTTTTTCTAAAATTTTTAAAAAAATTAAATCATTTTTATTTAATACATATATTTCTTCATTTAGTTTATTAAATATAAAAAAAACATAAGTTTCTTCATTTAAAATAAATAAATATTTAATAATAACCTTATCTTTAGGTATTTCATTTTTCAATTGTTGATGATTATTCATAATATAATAATATATTATAAATAATTTTAAATGTTTAATTAATTGTTCTATCACTTACAATACATTGACTAGTATCTTCTTTACAAGTTGATTTACCAGAATTATATAACCAATTAGCAAATTTTACACTATCTCCATTTTTTATTCCATATTCATTAGTATTAGGCATAGAAAAGAATTGTCTTTGAGAATTATTTTTACCATATAAATCATTTACATCTTTGAATAAACCTTTATTAAAATGATTATTAATTTCATCAATATTTTCTTCAATTAAACATGCTTCTTCTTTTTTTTTATAATTACTAACATCTGTTAATAAAGTATTACCAAAAGGATTATCTTCAGTTGGTTTAGAACATTTAGAATTTTCATAATCTTCAGTAAGATTTAATTTGTCATCTTGTTTTTTTTCTATAGTATTAAATTTATAGATATATAAAGTAATTAAAGCAGTAACAACTGGAATAATAAATAAATTATAATTTTTATTTTTTAAAAATAAAACAAAAGTAATAATAATAGAAAATCTTAATAAAGAATTTAATTTTTCGTTATTATTCATAAAACTTGATGGGAAAAATTCAATTAATCTTTCATTATTAAAAATAATGGAAAAATCATTAAACCAAAATTCATCATTTTTCATTTTTATATTTTTAGTTTCATAAACCATTTTATTAAAATATTATATAATTATCAAATATAATATTTATATTATTTTTCTAATAAATTAAAAGAAAATTTAAAATAATGATTGCGAAATTTTATAATAATAAACATATTTTTAATATTATCTTCTTTTTTATTATGATTATAATATAAAATTTTATTTTTACCTTTATAATAAAATTTTTTTAAAATAACAAAATCAAAGTTATATTTATTTTCTGTATAATAAGATGGTCTATTACACATTTTGAAATTTTTATAATCTTTTTTTGGAACATTTTCATAATTTAAATTTATACCAAAACTTCCAAAATATATTTTTAATAATAATAATTTTTTTAATAAATAAGATTTTAATTCTTTAATATCATTATTATCATTATATTCTTGAGTTATTATTAAATCATTTACACCTCTAAAAAACATTAATGAAATTATTTCAAATTGTTCATTTATTGAAGAATTTATATCTAAATTTAAACATATACTAAATTTTGGTTTAGGTTTTTCGGAAAAAATCTGTTTTGCAATATTATCAATTTCCATATACTTTTTAGTATCATTAAAGTATTAATTTATTTAAAAAATTAAAGTTAATATTATATAGTTATAATAATGTCAATACAATTACCAATTGGTCCTCATTCAACAGCATCATTAATAAGAACAGATAGTAATTTTGAAGTTGATTATATAACTTTAAATAGTTTATATTCATCAAATACAATAAATACAAATAATTTAAATGTTACAAATATTTTAAATGTATATAATGATACAAATATCCATGATACTCTTAATATTACAGGAGATATAAATTTAATATCTGGTGATATTAATTTAAATAATGATTTAAATATTTCTGGGAATTTCAATTTTGCTGGAGATTTATCACCAAATAATTTAAATGTAACAAATAATTTAAATGTAACAAATAATTTAATCGTTCAAAATGATATAACTGGAGGTAATTTAATAATAACAAATAATACTATATTAGGAAATTCTTTAAAAGTAAATGGTAATAATTTAGTAGTAGATAATGTTAATTCAAGAATAGGTATTAATGTAACTAGTCCAACAGAAGCATTAGATGTAAATGGAAATTCTAATTTAAGAAATAATTTAGTAGTTGATGGAAGTTTATTAATAAGAGGACAAGATAATTTCAATGAAGTTAATTTTGATAGTTTTAGTAAATGGATAGATGGTTTAGATCCTGAAACTCAAATTACTTCAAAAGGAAATAAAAAAGTTGGTATAGGTATTGCAAATCCAACTAATTTATTAGATGTTTCTGGTTCTTTAAATATTAAAGATAATTATAAAATTCAAAATGAAATAGTTTTATCAAAAAATACAATTGCTACTTCTATTACATCTTCAAATTTACAAGATTTAGGTACTTTAAATAATTTAGATGTTACTGGATTAACAAATATGTATAATGATTTAAATATTACTGGAAATATTTCACAAACTGGTAACTTAAATGTAACTGGAGAACATAAACTAAATAATTTTCATATAGTTGATAATAATACAATTAATATAACAAGTAAACTTAATATATATGATGATATAAAAGTTAATAATTTAGTATCAAATTCAATTAAAAGATTACCACCACAAAGAATTGTAAGTAATATTCATGAAGTCGGTGGATTTTTTTATGGAACAGGTATTTATAAAGTAACTACATCATGTATTGGAAGTGATATCTTAGTATATCAAACAATGGATGATTATAATGATACATTTTTTGTATCAGATTATGTATATAATGTAACAACTGGTGTATATGAAGGAACAAATACTTTTAATTCAATAAGTGGAGAACATATAAAATTTGAAATACCAACAGCACAAATATTAGATAATTTACAAATCAAAGTTAATAATGATTCATTAGCTCATAATAATCCAGTAGATTTTAAAGTATATGGTTCAAATGATGATACAAATTGGACATTATTAACTGAACAAACAGGAGTTGAATGGATATTAAATAATGCAGATTATACTATAGAACAATTTGATATATCAGATAATAACACATATAAATATTTTAGTTTAGTTGTAACAAAATGCGGAGGAATAAATGAAACAAATTTAAAACGATTTGATCATTTTAAAATAGTCGAATTAATATATAATTTTGATTTAAATTATGAATATGTAAATATATATTCAAATGATGAATATATTGGAATAGGAACAACTAATCCAAAAAATACTTTAGATGTAATGGGTGATTTAAATATACATGGTAAATTTAAAATAGAAGATGTAGATATATTTAATTCATCATTAAAAACAAATTTAAGAGAATATCCACCAGAAGCTATAGATATATCTAAATTAACAATAAAAACTCAAGGGGAAACTCACGAAGAAGGTGCAATTGTTAATGGTGCAAAAGGTTATGGCGATGGTTCTTATAATATATATTATTCAAGTATTAGACCATTCTTTTTACCAAATGGTTTAGGAAGTTATGCTTTTGATAAAAGAAATAATGCAAATTATTATTATAGATCAAAAGATAATTATAATTCTAATACAGGAGCATATATAGGTACTAGTTTATTAAATGATATAAGTGGAGAATATATTATATTACAAATACCAGAAAAAATGTTAATAACTAACTATAGAATATATAATAATATTTATGATTCAGAATATATGAGTCCAAATACATTTTCAATATTAGCATCAAATGATCGTATTAATTGGGTAGAAATTGATAGTCAATCAGGTCAAATTTGGGATACTACAAATAATTATAATTACAAACAATATGATGTATATACAACATTATTATATAAATATTTTGCAATTGTAGTTTCAAAAGTAGGTAATGATGGAATATATGAACATAGAGATGCATTAAAAATACAAAGTTTAGTATTTTATGGTGTTGAATTTAATAAATATGGAGTTAATTATGATACTGGTTTATATGTAAATGGTGCAATGAAAGTTATAGGAGATATGGAAGTTGATGGAGATATGACTTTTGGTGAAATGATAGTTGAAAAAATGGGTATTGGTGTTACATCACCAGTAAATGGTTTAATAGAAATTAGTGGATCAAATATAAATAATGCTGTAACTACAACTGGTGCTTCATATCTTCGTTCAACATATACAGAAGTTGATAATGTGGGTTCATATAGTGGTTCATTTATTGGTGTATCAAGTGGACCATCAACTCAATCTTATTCAATATATGCAGATGGTAAAATAGCAGCTTTAGAATTTAATGCAGTATCAGATTTAAGAGTAAAAAATATAATAAATGAAAGAAATATCGATGATGATATACAAATTATAAAAAAATTAAATACATATGATTATAATTATATTGATAAAATAAATGATGGACATAAAGAAAAAATTGGTTTTATAGCACAAGAAATAAAAACAATAAATAAAAATTTTACAAATCAATCAAAAAGATTTATACCAAATATTTTTAAAAAATTTCATTTAAAAAATAAAAATATCATAATAATAAATAAAAAATTAAAATTATCAGAAAACGATTTAATAAAAGTAGAAGTATTTTATAATAATGAACCAAAAATAATTGAAGTAAATATTTTAAATATAAAAATAAATGAAATATATATTAATAATAGTTTAGAAATAGATATAGAAAAAGGTATTTTTATTTATGGTAAATATGTAAATGATTTTTTAACAATTGATATTAATCAAATAACAAGTGTTAATACAAATATAATAAAACATTTATTAAGTCGTGTAGAAGATTTAGAAGAATATATTATGCGAAATTAAAAATCATTAATTTCAATTTCATCTTTATATAATTTAGTTTTTTGCATTTCGATTCTTAATTGTTTCATTTTTTTTCTTTCTTTTTTTCTATCATTTTTTTTCATTCTTTTAAAAAAATTGGGATTATCATATAAAGACCACATTAAAAAAGATATAACAATAATATCAATTATTTGATTTAAATAAATTTGTTGTGAAACTAAACTAAAATAAATATTAAATAAATTTAATATAATAAATGTATATCTGATAAAATTACTTGTATGATATCTATTAAAAATATAAAACATAATTAAACCAAATAATAAAAAATTATCTTTATAAGTATAACATCTAAATAAACTCCATAAATCATATGGATCTGGTGTATACTCACAATAATTTGGAACCTTATAATAAATAGTAGAAACACTACTAACAGAATTATATAATAAATAAATAGAAACTATAATTAATACTCTTTTAGCGATTTTATATTTCATTTTTGAATAGAAAAAAATCCAAATAAATGTAATTAAAAAAATTGGTACATATAAATAATTATAATCTATTACATATACATGGAATTGATAAAAATTTTTACTTTTTTTTATTAATTTAATATAATTATTCATAACTGAATAATTTTCACATTCTATTGATTGAATATCATTATATCTTCTTACTAAACAAGAAATATAAAGATTAATAAAAAAGAAAATTATACTATACCACATATATCGTTTATCAGTACCTTTTCTACCAAAAATAAAAGAACACATTTTTAAATTATATAATTAATCAATTTTATTTATGTATTAGTACCAATCTTAGAACTAAATCCAACTCCATCAATTTTTTGAATAGCTTCTGTAATTTCTAAAGTAAAACTATGATCATTATCATAAAATTCAAATAATTCACCATCATTTTTATAAAATCTAAAATCAATTTCATTTAATTGAGTTAATGGAGTATCAGTAAATACTTTATAACCTCCGATATAAGCATTATAAATATCAGCACCAGATGCGGAAGCTAATTGAATTTTAGCAAAAATATTAGAAACACTACCACTAGTTTCCCCACTACCTATAGTATCAGATTGCATAAAAATATATTTTTCACCAGATAAATTTAAACTTTGATTAACTGATGTAGTAATAATACTACCATATTCTGGAGTTGGATCATTTATATTAGGTTCAACTACATTTAAAATCTGAGTTTCAATAGCAGAAATTGATACATAAGGTACTGGAATTTTGAAAGTATTAGCATCAACAACAGTAACCATTAAACCAGCTGGATTACAAATTTCTTCAACAAAAGTTGTTAATCTTGTTTGGTCTTCAACTGGTTGAATATTATTAATATTATAACCATATAGATGATCAAAAATAGTTACACTCTCATATATAGAATTACTTGAATCTTGAAATATAAAAACTTCATCACCAGTTTCTAATAAATGATCATAATTTGTTCTTACATAACTATAAATCGAACCTTCACTACTACCATCTGGTAAATAAACTTTTTTAATAGAAATTCTTACATAACCATTAACATTAGTCAGATCGGGCAAAATTTCATATGGAGATACTAAACCATCTGTTATAGCAACAACTTGTGTATTTGTTGGTACTCCATTTTCAACAATAGTTTGTTGGAGATAACTAAAAGATTCAATAGAATTAGTTTGAATAACACTAAATTCAGTATCAGCATTAGGAAAACCTAATAATTCATAAGGAGATTCAGTATCACTAAAAAGTAATTTAAAATCTAAACCTTTACCAATTTTAACAGAAGTACCACCAACATTAGATTCACTAGAAGTTGCAGAAGAACCAATAATAAATGTGTATTGAGATGTTGATGTAGAAGCAACAGTATGTGTTGCATTCCAATCTCCAGAATCAATACCTCCAATAGTAATAGCATCTTCTATATAAATAGAACTACCAGGTGTCATTCCATGATTACTTTGATTAACTGTCACTATTGTTTGATTATTAGCACCTAGATTAAAAGAAAAAGGATTAGATAAAGTAGTATAATCAATAGAAGATATTTTGACAATATCAGTAACAATATCTATATCTACAGTAAAATTATTATATTTTCCATTAACTCTTTTAACTGTATTCATAGAAGTTTGAAGTAAATCTTGTAAAGTAGTAGCATTATAATTACCGGATGTTAAAGCGACAGAATAAACAATAATATTACTTACATTTGGATTATCATTAGAAATAGTCCAACTAATAACATTATTTTTTAAACTTGCTGGTGTACTACGAATTAATTGTTGTGTATTAGTAAATTCAGTACTTTTTAATTTAATAGCAACGACATTAGTATATTGTCTTTTTAAAGGAATTTTATAATAATTTGGTTCAGTATAAATAAGTTTATCACGATCTCTACTATCAATATAAAGTAAATGTCTTTTTTCAATAACAAATCTTTTAAAATCTTTTTTTTTATTAGGAATCATAGTCATACCTAAACTTTCTGCTTTTTTATTTTTATTTTTATTTTTTTTTTTTGTTTGATTTTCAAATTTAATACTTAAAGGAATTTCATGTCTTAATAAATCTTCATCAATATCATTTTCTTCATTAATATCATCAAAATCTAAATCTTGATTTTCCATAAATTGTCTAAATTCTTCTTGTTCTTTTAAATAAGAGGGAACATCTTCTTGAATAGTATAAACATTTTTATTAATATATCTTTTATTTAATAAATATTCTTCGTCAGCCATATATATATATTATTATTATGTTTTTAATTAAATTAATAACTATAATTGAAATTATATATATGAATTGTATTAAAAAATATCTTCCTGAAAATTTAAATGAAATTAAATATAATAGAGAAAAAATCAATGATTTAATGAAAATTCAAAATGGGAATTTATATAATTTTATAGTATGTGGAGATTATGGGATTGGTAAAACATTAATAAAAAAATTATATTTAAAATTTTTAAAAAAAAAAAATATAAAAATTTTTGAATTAAATTTACATGAAGATTTAAAAAAAAATTTAAAAATAAAAGAAAAAATATCAAATATATTAAAAATAATACAAACAAAAGTATTAATAATAGATAATTATGAAAAATTAAATATAGAACAACAATATTTTTTAAAAAGTTTAATAAAAAAAAAAAAAAATTTATTTATTTTTATTTTTATAAATAATATAGATAATTTAATAGAACAATTTCATAGTTTATTTATTATTTTCAAATTAGATAATTTAAATTATAATGAAAAATT